CCGACCTATGGCAAGCTGCTGAAGATCATTGACTTTGACCGCGCAGGTGTGTCGGTCAAGCTCCAGGGCATGAAGGATCCGCGTTTGTTCCTCAGTAGCCAGTTCAAGCCCGATGAGGAGGCGGGAGGACAGTACAATTGCGAGCCCTTTTACGACCAGGCGTATCCTCGCGTTCCCATGAACCCGTCGTTTGACTTGGTACGGTTCGCAGCTTCAGTGTTCTGGGACATGTTCCCGAAAGGTCCCGATGCAGAGACAGACAGCCCGCTGCGTGACATCTTCTTGGCATGGACTACGCTTCCCGATGGATCCTCTGTGATGTTCCGTCGCAAGCGTGACAACCACGACCGCTACCACGGATTCGGGCTGTACAAGGCAATTGCCCGCTACTGCAAGGACACGGCTGTCCCCCGTCGGGAATTGTCCAAGTTCAAGCAGTTCGTGGTGCCGCGGATTCCCGCGAGCCAACACTTTTTACTGATTGAAGGATAATGGCGCTCTCCGAAGGTCTGAAGTTCAAGTATTCGCTGTACACGACGTTCCTGTTCTTTTTGCTGGGAAGTCCGACGTCCTTCCGCGTGAGCAATCGGTTGTTCGGTGGTGCCATATCGTCAAAAGGCGGTTGCCCAACGGCGGTAGGGTTTGCGTTGCACACGTTTGTGTTCTTGGTTGCATTGTATGCTCTGATGTCCCTGCCGCAGGATGAGAAGATGACTGAGCGCTTTAAGCTGGCACCCGCCTACTTTGACGCACCACCCCCTGAAATGGCTCCGTTGCCTGGCTCGGATCCGAGTATACCGGGATAATAAGATGGACGCCATTAGAGATTCTGTGCGCACGTCGGTGAAGATAGGGATTTTTTCGTCGGAAAAGACATCTTCGTATTCTCATATCTTTGATAGCAAGCTCGTTCGCTTTCAACTAGCAAAGTGCAGAACCCTGGGTAACTTTAATCCAGCCCGTCTTTCCAAGGATCCATATCCCAAAGAAGACCGCCCACGCGGGCAAGACGACCTGGACTCTGTGGTACATCACAGACGAACAATACGCCACCAAGGTGAAACAGACCCCATATGGATCGCAGTAAAGGACGGACACTATACGTTACTGGATGGTGCTCACCGTATCGTCGCTACGTACCTAGAGAACAAACGAACGATTCCGGCATATATAGTGCACGGAGCCTAGAACTCAGGCTTGCCTACGAACATGTCCTGAACCGCGGCGACCATGGGTGCAGTCGCCGCAGTCGTGCCCTCCGAACCGCCCAATGCATAGACGACTCCACCTGCGAGCGTACCCGCTCCAGCTGCAATCTTCGCCCCGTCCAGGAAGACCATTGGCTCATCCTTGGACTTACGATCAATGTAATACAGCACAGCCGCAACGACTACCACTACTCCTACAATCATCGCGTAGTAATACACCTCGTCCATTTGTCTGGCTCGCATCTTTTTCAACTCACAGATTCAACGCGACAGCCTCGGACGACGGCTTGACATCAACCTCACCCTCAGCCTCCGATTCAGAGTCTGTCTCAAAGTCGTCGTCGTTCAGCCCCACATCCTCGCCAAGCTGGATGGCAGGCGGCTCGTCATCGTCAGAGTCGTCGGAGTCGTCGGAGTCGTCCTCAGACTCCTGCACTTCATTCTCGCCGAACTTAACCGCGGGCTTCGGCGGCTCCTCTACCAACGCAGGGGCAGGTGTCGGGGCAGGTGCAGGGACAGGCGCAGGGGCGGGGGCTGATTCAGCCTCAGGGGTTTCAGGTGCCTTGAAGTACGCCTTGCTAATGTCCTTCCACGGGATGAAGCTATCAATCACCTCGTTCAGCGTGTCGGACAGCATCACCTCAATGTCACGGCGATTGCGCGCTTGCTGCTCAGACGTGATCCCGAGCGTGCGGAACAGGTACGCATTGCTCCAGAAACCGCGAGCAGACACCACGTAGAATTTGTGAACAAACACCTCAACGGCTGGACGCGTGAACGGAATGTCTACATGCTCGGACTGGGTCTGCTGTAACGAAGCAAACGCACGGATGTAGCTGACAAACACGCCCAGCAACAGGTCCTCGATGTAGTCGCACTTGGAGGCGGCGGCAATACGGTCAACCTCCTTCTTCAGCGTCTCGGTAGACCACTTGGGCACCTGGGTGAGCAGGTTCTGAAACGTGCGAAGAATCTGGTCGGGCTGCTTGTTCCGCTCGCACGCAGACTTGGCATTGTCGTAAATACTCCAGAATCCATCGGCGACGTGAGGAATCAGTATGCGTCCCAAATTCTCACGAAGCGTCTGCTTCACAAAGTCAGTGCTCATTTGTTTACACACGAGGAGTCTGGATTTCGTAAACCGACGCAGATGAAGTTGGTACTTATCTTGATGGTCAAGAACGAGTCGGCGATCTTGAAGCGATGCCTTGAGGCGGTCAAGGACGTCGTGGATGCGTACTGCATTTTGGACACGGGGTCGTCGGATACCACGGTGGAAATTGCCGAGGAGTTCCTCGAGAACCAAATTGGCTGCGTCACCAAGGAGCCGTGGCAAAACTTTGGATACAACCGAACGGTCAGTTTCCAGCGGGCGCATGCCTACCTGAAGGAGCAGTGTTGGGATCTGAAGGACACATATGGACTTCTGCTAGACGCAGACATGGTGTTCAAGGCTGGAACGCTGAAGACGCAAAATCTCCAGGAGACTGGGTACACGGTTGTACAGGTCGCGGGAACACTCGAGTATCCGAACACGCGCTTGGTCCGTATGGACTACCCGTGGACATGTATTGGTGTGACACACGAATACTGGGGAGGACCCACCAAGCACCTGTCCAAGGATGTCTGCTCCATTGACGACCGCAACGACGGTGGATGTAAGTCCGACAAGTTTGAGCGCGACGTGCGTTTGCTGGAAGAGGACTTGAAGAAGGACCCAACAAATGGTCGGTCCATGTTCTATTTGGCTCAGTCGTATCATTGTTTGCGTCGCTGGGACGATGCGAGGCGTATGTACAAGAAACGCATTCTCACGGGCGGATGGGACGAAGAGATTTGGTACAGCCACTATATGGTAGCCAAGTGCTGGTTGGAGTTGAACAATGTCCCGAAGTTTGAGGAGTGGATGCAGCGAGCCATTGCTCTGCGTCCTTCGCGAGCCGAGGCGTATTACCAGCTGACCAAGCACTTTCGGGAACATTCAAAGCACTACAAAGCCTACCAGTACATGCTGGATGGTAAGCAGATTCCTCTTAGTCGCGATGCCCTCTTCTTGGAGACGGATGTGTACAAGTACCTGTTTGACTACGAGGCTACCATTCTGGACTACTACGTCCAACCCGATCGCAAGAAGGGAATGCGTACGTGCGTGGACTACCTGCTCAAGACGGGCTTTAACCGCCAAAACGTTATCTTCAACTTTCAGTTTTACGCGCAGCCCGTTTGGTCGCGCCAGACCGACCTTCTTTCGCGCCTCCCAAAGCCCTTCCCTGGATATGTGCCGACAGCCATTTCCGTCTGTGACTATCCCCTTGCGAATGTCCGGTACATCAACTACTGGATGGAGGGTGGAGACTACAAGACACCTCCTGGGCAGCCCGTGTTGACTGAGAATGCGTATGTAAATCTGGAGACCATGGAGGTGGTTGCAAAGATGGACCAAACGACCGTTGGACTCCCCAAGTTCCCAGCCAATGTCATGGGACTGGAGGACCTGCGACTCTATCGGAGTACGAACGGACTGTCGTTCGTGGCTACGACGCAGGAGTATGAAGAGGGCAAGGTGCGGCTCTTGCGGGGGCGCTACAACCCCGACGGATCATACTCGGAGTGCAAGGCGCTGGCGTCTCCACACGGAAGGGAGTGCGAGAAGAACTGGCTGCCCTTCCAAGGCACGGACATGATGATATACGGATGGTCTCCATTTGAGGTTCTTGACCGCACAGGAATCCGTCGCTCAATCCCCACGCCGCCCTTCTTCTCGGCGTTTTGCGGGTCTGCGCCTCCCATTTCGGTTGGCGACAAGTTCTGGACATTGGTCCACGTGGTGGAGTATGCCAAGCCACGAAAGTACTACCACCTCTTTGTCGAGCACCAGTCGATTGACAAGATCACCCGTATTACACTGCCGTTTGTGTTCCGCTCGGCGGCTGTAGAGTACTGCGTGTCGTGTCGGTTGTCCGACCCCACAACGGTGACGTGCTACGTGAGTTTTGCCGACGCGAACCCCGCTCAAATTGATATTCCATTCACATCGCTGGACTGGCTTGATTTGCCATGATCAATCTAAGTACGCAACCACACACTGCTTCAGATTCGACCATGACGGGCGCTGGAACGCCAGTTTGTCCTTGAAAAAGTACATCTTAGAGAGGCGACCACACCAATAGGTGTCAATACATCCTTCGTTCGGGTACCCTTGTCCAGCCGCAATCGTCCGCAGTCCCTCATCCACAACCGCAAGCACACCATGGGACGTCCGCTTCGTCAGAAAGTACGCAGCGGAGGTCGTGCAGGGCTGCTTGGTCTCTGACAACAGATCATCATGGGGGAGTCTGTCGCCCAACCGACTGAGAGATAAGAAGCAGATGGAATAGTCGTAGGCGCGCGCAAAGAAGGTCGCGATACACGAGTGGACACGGGATACATCGTCGGTAAAGACAATGTCGTCTTCCAAAATCAGGCACGTGGAATGTCCAGACTCCTGGAAGTGTTTGATGACGTCTGCGTGGTTCTTGGTTGCGCCCACATAGGGCGGAAGGTCCTTCTTGCCTTGGTAGTGGTGGACTTTCTGCAGGGGCGCGGACACGCGGGACAAGGATGCCATTGTCTCCATGAATCGGTCCGACCTACCTTCCAGATTCAAGATGTAGATAATGTCGACTCCTGCCCAGCAGGGGTGCGACTCTACAGTGTCGTGGGCGACCTGGGAAAAGAGGGAGACGTGGCGATACATCTTGCGAGTCACGGGAAGGGCATGGTGCCAGTCGGGGTAATTGCCATAGACAATCACCACTTCTCCGTCTGCGGGTTCGCGACTTGGGTCAAAAGACGCCACCGTGCGTCCCAGCCTGGGCAGCAGAAAGTTGGAGTTGACAACCATGTGAGGGTGAAGGTCGGCAAACTCAAATCGCGACAACCACGTCTGGGCTTCGGCAATTCGCCCGGTATAGTAGCACGAGGTAAACATGGCTTCAAACACCTGTGCTCGTGCACCGTATGGAATGGACCATGGGTCAACGGACTCCATCAAACGCACGGCAATCTCAAACTGGTCGTTGGACCTGAGCTCGGATACAATCGCAGGAATGTTCCTCATGTACTCAAACTTGGGTTTGCCGTCCCAAATGACATTGCCAACGAAATCAGTGGGCGACTCAAAAGGACGCTCAATCCAAACGGCGTGTTCTCCTTGGAGTGCGCGATAGGATGTGTGAACCAACAGGTCGGACTTCACCGTTTCATAGACACACTGAGCTAAGAACTGTTCGTCAAATCCATATCCCGCCTCAGATGTAGGCAGCATCAAGCTCATTGGGCGTTTCCAACCAAAAGTCCCTGCCATCAACTTGGATGCGTGCCAATAGTGGTCGCGGATGCTGTGATACGACTTGTCGGACTTCAAAAACTGGTCAATACACCAGCGATCGCGCGCGTCAATTCGTGAATCCGCATCCCGCACAAACCCGACGTCTGCGTAGTTCAAGGGAATGTAACGGAGCAGGGCGTTGATGGGACCTGCGCGATTCGTCACGTCAACCGTTATTCCCTCAGGCAAAACCCAGGTTGGGTCACACTCACCCTTGTAGACCACAATAGTAAAATCAGGGTAGTACTGCTTGACCAACTCAATGTTCTCGAGCAGTCCAGTGTAGTAGTTGGGCTCTGTGCCGTAGAGGCAGAAGGAGAAGACCTTCATTATGTATACATGTGCCTGAAGGATTCGTTTCCTGACCGCAGCATGTCCTCCAAGATACGGCGGCACAGGTCAGGTGTAATCAGTAGGGGCAACTTGATGGGTGTGTAGAACACATACTTCTTAGCCGTTGCCTCACCTGCAATGCGCAGGAGGTTCACACGGGTCACCAACGTCTCCACAGTGCGAATGAGGTTGCGCACACCCTCCTCCTCCTTGGAGAACTCGGAAATCAGGTACTTGACAGCCTCCTCTGAGATTGTCACCTGGTCCTTGAGGTGGATACGGTCAAGAATCTGAGGCCAGATGTACTGGCGAACAATGGATGCCTTCTCCTCCCAGCTGTATCCCGAGCACGTGATGACCTGCATACGGTCCTTCAGAACAGGGTGAATCTTGGACTCGTCGTTGAAGGAGAAGACAAAGAGGCACTGCGACAGGTCAAAGTCCACTCCTGCAAAGTAACGGTCGTGGAACTGGCTGTTCTGGGAGCGGTCCGTCAAGTGGATGAGCATGCTGGCAATCTCATCACCATGCGCCGTTGTGGAAATCTTGTCCACCTCGTCAAAGTACAGCACAGGGTTCATGCACCGAGCCGACATGACAGCGTCAGCAATGCGACCCCACGTGGAGCCCTCATAGGTGTACGAGTGTCCCACAAAGTTGGAGGCGTCAGATGCGCCACCCAGCGAGAAGAACTCAAACGGGCGCTGGAGCACCTTTGCGACTCCGTTGCGAGCAAAGGATGTCTTGCCTACTCCCATCGGACCCTTCAGCGCAATGACATTTCCAACAGACGAGGGGTTGGACATCCACTGAGCCAGAATCTGCATAATCTGTGTCTTGGCTGACACCATGCCGTATACAGCCGTATCCAGGGTCTTGGTGGACTCCTCCAAGAACGCCGAGCACTTATCGGGTCCGTCGGCGATGGTCACGGGCAGAGGCACGCACTTGCCGAACGGAATGCGGAGGAACGACTCCACCCACGCACGAAGCTTATATCCCTCGCCCTCCATCGACATCTCGAACAAATTATCAATCTTCTTGATGACCGAAGCCTTGATATTGTCAGAGACATCCATGTCCAGGACACGGAACTTGAAGGGCACGTCGCCGTCCACGACAAGTGTGGACAGCTTCTTCATCTTCTCATTGAGATGACGACGCTTGGACTTGGAGAGGTCTTCATAGTACTCCTCCTCGTCCTCATTCAACTCCATCGCTGGGGGCTCCTCCTCCCTCTCCTTGCGCTTGCGTGATGACGGCTTGAGTCCTCCGCGGCGCTCAGGGTGTACATACTTGTTCATCAGGTGACCGATGAAATCCTCCTCCTCCGATTCCTCGTCAGAGTCCTCCTCGGACTCCTCCTCCACATCAATGCGCCCGCTCTTGCCGCCTGCAATCGTGTGGATGTGGAGCTTGACGGACACCTTGGCACCCTTGGGAATACGAAGAGAACTGGAGTCCATCTCTTCCTCTTCGGACTCGTCCTCGCCCTCGTCTTCGGTCTCCGACGCCTCTTCCTCCTCAGACTCCGAGGGAGGGGCATAGTCCTCATCCTCGGACTCAGAGTCAGGCTGCTTGAGGGTCTCGTCCTTTACCCACGTCGTCGACTGGGCACCGCGCTTACGAAGATTGTAACGACTCGGCATCTTGCTGCCTCACAAGGAAAAAAGAAAAGGCAATCCATTTTTGTCGGACTACTAACAATGAAGGACGACGCGGACACGATCAATAGGATCGCGGAGGAACAGCTGGAAAAACTAGAGACGAACGCAGCCGAGGACCCGAACATCAAAAAGTCCATCGGGATTGTTGAGGCTTTCTTGAAGTCACATTCCGTCATGTGTTACGGTGGCACGGCTATCAACAATCTGCTGGACCCGAAGGACCGTTTCTACGACTTTGCACGTGAGACACCTGACTACGACTTCTACAGCAAGACCCCGCAGATTCACGCAATGGAGATTGCCGACAAGCTCTTTGCTGCAGGAATTCCCGACATTCAAGTGAAGCCAGGTGTGCACCTTGGTACCTTCAAGGTCTTTGCGGACTACACGGGTGTGGCGGATGTCTCGGAGATGAGCCCTCAATTGTTTGACCGCCTGTGGGCTGAGGGGTACGAGAAGGATGGAATTCATTATGTGACGCCCAACTTCTTGCGCATGTCCACATACCTGGAGCTGTCGCGTCCTGAAGGCGACGTGTCCCGCTGGAACAAGGTGTACAAGCGTATGATGCTTCTGAACGACAAATACCCCCTGAAGTGCATTAAGGAGAGCGAACCCGTAGACGATGAACTGACGGCTGAGCGCAAGAAGACTGTGCTTAAGATACTGAAGTCCGAAGAGATTGTCCTGCTCGGGTTCAATGCAGCACAACGACACGCGAGCAAGGCACGCTGGACAACACCTGTAGCCTTCCTGGCTGAGCGTGCGACCATTGCGAAACTCACTCGTGGACAGAAGACACATGTTACGCCTGCCGACGCTATCCTACCCGAGTGCACGGACGTGAAGGAGTCTGACGGAACCGTATACCGCTTCTACGAGACCCGTGCGTGCCATAGCTATCATGAGACCGCGGACGGTATCAAGATTGCGAGCATTCCGACGATTCTGCAGTTTTACTTTGCGTATGTGTATTCGGGAGTTGACGAGGACACGGTACAGCACATCTTGTGTGTAGCTCAGCGGCTGATGGAATTGGCGCACCATGCGCAGAAGCGGCGGTTCAAGCTCCTGACACCCACCGCCTGCTTGGGGGACCAGGAGGATCTGCACGGAATGCTGCGGGAAAAGACCAAGTTGTACTCGGAGCTCTCCAAGAACCGCAGCAGCACTGAGTTTTTAACCAACTTCTTCTCGTATGCGCCAGGCAGCGACAAGGAGAAGAAATCCACTCTGCGCAAACAGCTCAAGGGTCTGACTAGGAAAAAGAAGTGATCTTTCCATTGGTCATTTGCGGAATACCCCCTGAGCAATCGCACTCACGCCATCCGTTCAGGAACTGGCGGACAAATTCGTTTCCGTTGGGCGTGTGGTCCTGGTAGGCATTGCGTCCCGTCCATGCGGCAATGCCCGAATTCGAAATCGCATTGTTTGTCGTGTAGATCAGCTGAACCTTGGTCTGGTACGTCACATCAGACGCATTCTGAATCCGCATTCCTTGACCGGGGATACCACGCTGTGGTCCGATACCGACCCCCGAGACGTCAACACCACGACGACCACCTGAGCTCATTTAGTCATTAGGAAGATTTAAAGGGACCAATGTACCATCCAAGGTCTGAATACGGGGGCATAGTGGGCATCAGTCCCGAAGCGGATGGCTTCTGCGTCGCGAGCTTCTCAATCTCCTCGGGCTTCAGGGTCCGAGCATAGTACGTCAGTCCTGCGATGGTCCCGTCCCAGCCCTGTCGGTTGGACCCCACCACCAACGATTCTGTGTTCTGCAACGGCAGCTGGTTCAACGTGTGTGTCTGGCGAAGGATGCCATTGATAAAGACACTCAGGCGGTACTGGTTCACCTCCACCACCACGTGTACCCACTTCTGGGCGGGAATGTTGGGAATCACAAAACTCTCCTGTGCGCCGCCGTACGTGTTCACCTTGGCAATCAGAGAGTTGGAAGTGGAGTCCAGGTACACACCCGGACAGTCTCCCTTGGTAAAGATGGGTCGCTGGTGACCATAATTGAACGTGAAATCATTCACCGACATCCAGAATGCGTAGGTAAAGACCGCGCCATCTGGCTGGTTGAAGGATCGGAAGATACGGGCATCCGGAGTCGTCTCCGACTTGCCCGACTGCGAGTTTGCAATAATTGTCTCCATTGTCGTATCCAACTTTCCAGGCAACAAGAAGTACCACACGAGCACAGCGATAGCGAGGACTCCCGCCGCGACAATGAGCCACACTTGCATTGCTTCTATGCTACAAACTATGTTCGCACGAATCCCCTAGGTCCAAGACGGAACTGTGTGGGCGCAGGTCGGGCAACTGGACGTTCGGAGTTCGGAGTGACAAGAACGTTCTGAAGCTGTTGCTCGTAGGTTACGGTCCGCTGGAAGGTGAGCGTAGACGGTCCCATCTGTCTGTTGCCAATGTCATACAAATAGTGAATACGACTCTCATCCGACCGATACTCGGTTCGCAGAAACCCTGTGCGCGCAAGCTTGATTGTCCAGTCCAAGTCCTCGCCGCTGGTCGCGTCACGGAACTTGACGGTCTTGGCAATGTCTGCCTTCATGACATTCAGATGGTTGGGCGGACGCAGAAAGGTGGTTTCGTTTGCCATGGGGTCGGTCAACTTGTTGGCAATGCTGTGCGTGAAGGTCCACTGGGAAATCTGTCCACGCAGGCGCATGCAGTCAAAGTTCCCGGCAATGCACGCAGACGCGTCTTCAAAGTACTGGGCAGTCACCTTGTCGTCATCGTCAATAAACGACATATATCTGCCCTCTGCCGCTTGAAGCATGGATTGGCGCTTGGTTCCGATGCTCACCTCAAAATTGTCAAAGCCGACGGTAACTGCGATGCGAAGTGCCGGACAGACACGCTGGCGCAGCTCGTGGATAGACTGAACTAAGCTCTGGAGTTTGCGTTCGCGTCCAGGAATCGTCGGAATCATGATCGTCCAGTCAACGGGATACTGCTTGCGATTGATGTAATTGTCCATGTCCTCTGTCCACGCAAGCTGGTTCTTCTGGTACAGCGAGTCAAACCCACCATATCCATGCCCTGGGTGCTCGTGACGAACAATGCAGGTTGGAATGTACAGACACTTGCTCTTCAGGGTCCCCCTGCACAGGTCTGTGAATTCGGTGTCACAGTAGAAGCTCTTGTAGGACGGATGGTAGATGTATCCGAACGACCGATACATAACCCGACCCATGACGGACAACGTGTTCAGCTTGTCCTCCTGGTGCCCGTCGTTGAACCATAAGATTCCATCGGTGTCAGGAAATGATGCCATCATGTGCGAGCGAATCACATCGTCGTATCCCTTGTGTATCGGAATCATATCGTCCGACACCAAGACGACAATATCCCAAGGGTACTCAATTTTTTCCATATCCGCATTGCACGCTTCAATCTTGGTCTTGCTGTCTCCATAATAAATCTGATGCCACTCGAACTGTCCGAGAATGCGGTCAAACTCGTCCTTGACGAGCGTGCGGGTCATACTGTCGTCGTCGGAATCACACGACATGGCAACCCCGATGGACTTCGGGTCTGTTGCCATGTTGGAGTAGTGCTGAAGAACCTTCATTGCCTGCTGAGGTCTTGAGCGCGTCGGGAACTTCAGGAGGATATGCATTCCTTTAGTTGATGAATTGTTTGTAATTCGGTTAACTACACGTACCGCCCGATACGTCCCATGTCTTGCCCGTGGGACAGGAGCACCTTGTTGAGCCCATTGGGGCGGTTGCACCCACTGGACACGCCCTGCACCCTGTACCTTGTCCATCCGTGTCCGTGCCCGTCGTGCTGAATTTGTTGGCTGGACACTGGGCCCGAATCGGAGCGTTGGACATGTCGCGTGCAAATGGATTCCACGTGAGACCATTTGACCCAGGGTTGAGAATGGAGGAGGCAGTTACCCTCTTGCCAGATGGATCCTCAATGATAATCGTGTAGCCGAACAGGTTGTACACGGTACCCGTGGGACCCGCCGCGCCTCCAGGATTGACGAGGCTTGAGCAGCTCGTGCCCGCAGCGTAGAAGGAGCGCGCATCGGCAGGCATGAGCTGGTTGCCTTGACCATGGACATTGCACACATATCCAGAGAAGCCACCATTGGCACCCACCAGCAGGTTGCCCGTTGCCGACCGCGGCACGGCAGGAATGACTGCGGACTTGACCAGGTTGCCATTGATGAACACATCCATGTTCCGCTGGAACACTGTAACGGATACCGAGAACCACGTTTGCAGGGGGATGTTCTCAACCGCAGTCACAAACATGGTTCCGTTCGCAGACGATCCGTTCGCCGCCCCCGGCTGACTTGCCGCACCCGAACTCGAGGCATAGGTCGTCAGGTAGACGTTAAGTGTATTGTCCGTGGGATGCAACGTAATACGGGGACTTACGACGGTTGGATCTGCTGTTGCTGTTCGCATCAGAACCTCCTTTTCTGTACCAAATTTGTAGTCCCAGTCTTGCACGAACATCCAGAATTGGAGTCCATAATCGGACCCTGGATTCAGGGGAATTCCTGTAGACGGAATGGTTCCGCCCGTCTTGCCCGAAATCGGCACGGGTGCTTGGTCTACGGTTGCAGATGGAGCCGTTGCTCGCATGGCAGCCACAACCACGACAATGACAAGGAGTCCAACAAAGATACCAAGTATGACAGAGGATGTCGTGGACATGGACGAGACCGCCGGCATGGTCGGTCCATAGCCAGCAGTTCCTTGGGGAAGGTACCCCGGTGGAAACTGTGGTACACTTGCAGTCGTGCCCATTTGTGCTTTACAAGGGAACTTCTTTATTTGATTAATGGAAAAACGGAGTCTACCTCCACAACGAAACACAGTTGTAATGTATTGTAACAACTGCGGAGAGAAAGGACATGTGTTCAGGGGATGCAAGGACCCAGTCTTGTCGTGTGGGTTGGTGGTGCTCGAGACGCCCACAATCCCTGCGCCCGTCGGGACTGTGCGGGTCTTGATGATACGGCGCAAGGACAGCATGAGTTTCGCGGAGTTCATGCGGGGCAAGTACGACCCCACAAACAGCGAGTATGTGGGACGCCTGCTGTCAAACATGACGATGAGTGAACAGCATGACATTGCCCACAAGCCGTTTGACGAGCTGTGGCGCCAGCTGTGGGGCGATGACCACTCATCTAACGAGTACGTCGTATCCAAGGAGAAGTTCAATGCGCTGGACACGACGAAGCTAGTGTCGGACTTTGCATCCGTCTACTCCGAGCCCGAGTGGGGGTTCCCGAAGGGACGCCGTGTGCGCACAGAGACGGATTTGGAGTGTGCCGTTCGCGAATTCGGAGAGGAGACCAATGTACCGCGGGAGGCGTATGTGGTTCTGAACAACATTCTGCTGGAGGAGACCTTCACAGGTCTGAACGGCGTGCAGTATCGCCATGTGTACTTTGTGGCTCTGTTGTCCAAGCCCGAGCTCGTGAATCTAGGACAGAAGATGACCTACATGCAGAAGCGGGAGATTTCGGGGATTGGGTGGAAGACAATGGCTGAGTGTCACGGATACGTGCGCCCCCACCACGTGGAGCGAGCCAAGATGCTGGACCAACTGACGGAGATTGTGCGGACCTACGAGTCGCATTGAACGTCAATGCCAAGTGCCGTCAGACCTGCTGTCTGTGTGCCGAATGCGTAGTGGAAGACCTCGCCAATCACCAACCACACAAAGAAATGGACCCACACATTGCCCTTGAAGAACCACGCGCTGGGCACAGCAAACACAAAGAAGGTGACCACGGTGTCCACGACGGAAATTCCAAAGACCCTCCATTGGCGATAGTATCCCGTTCCAGGTGCGCCTATGATATTCGCATACGGACACTTACCCATTGTGCTCACACGCGAAACTTTGCCAGGTAAACGGTCAGGCAATACGCAACCACGCTCATCACGAACACCCACCACCAGACAGGGAAGACGGTGGACTCGCGGTCACCCGTCCCGAACGGACGAATCCGTCCTTCACGTCCAAAGGCAACTTGGGGCTTGAGGTACAGGAACCCCGCCATCAGGAACAAAAAAATGGACACCATCCAGATGCGATGGTTTTTCCGTGTGATACCCTCCATTATCAAATCGTGGCGAAAAACAATGAGCTACGTACTCCCCAACCGAAAGGCGTTTGCGGACTTTATTACCCGCACCTTCCTGAAATACCGCAAGTCACCCCGTGAACCGCAAGATGCGGACGACAAGGACGAGGACTTGTGCAAGAACCAGTCCAATGCTCGGGAACTGCTCCACTACCAGAAGCTGATTCGGGACTACTTGCTCATTGAGACGCCGTACCGCGGCGTTCTGTTGTATCACGGTCTCGGTTCGGGCAAGACGTGTTCGTCCATTGCCGTGGCGGAGTCCTTGCTGACAACCTTGAAGGTGATTGTGATGACACCTGCGTCTCTGCGGGCTAACTATATCGGCGAGCTGCGCAAGTGCGGCGACCCTGTATACGCCTATGAGAACCACTGGCGCCAACAGCAGTTGAACGAGGAGACACGCAAGACAGCCACGGCTATGGGAGTTTCGGATGGGTTCTTGGACCGGACCAACCGCTTCTTTTCCACGGTGCCCGATCAGCCTCCGAACTTTGCCGACCTGCCCAAGACGGAGCAGGATGTGATTCGTGCACAGATTGAGGATATCTTGACACAGCGGTACACGTTCATCAACTACAACGGACTCACGCGCTCGGCGGTCAAGGAGTTGGTACCCGAAGGGGGTCCGAATCCGTTTGAGGATAAGGTGGTGATTGTGGATGAGGTCCACAACTTCATCTCCCGTATCGCCGACAAGGAGGGTGTGGTTGGTCCCGTCTACCAGGCGCTGTACCACGCAAAACGGTGCAAGGTTGTGGCGCTGTCGGGTACTCCCGTCATCAACCGCCCCAACGAGATTGCGTATTTAATGAACCTCCTGCGTGGTCCCATTGAGCGCATCACCATTCCGTTCAAGCGCATCGAGGGATGGGACGAGGAGAAATTAGCCGCTACGTTTCGCCAGCAGCCCGAAGTGGATGTGGTGGAGTTCAATGCAGCCAAGAAGGTCGTGATGATTACCCGCAATCCTCCGCAGTTCCGCTCCGTCTACAATGAAAAGGGCGATCGCATTGCTGTGCAATACAAGGCGGATATGAAATGGGTCGCGGTCCCCGCCGACTGGATTAACGGCTGGAAGGTCAAGGTGGAAACAGAGCTGGGCGGGGCTGAGATTGCGGTGGAGCGTGTAACGACGGAGGAGTTTGAGTGCCTGCCGTCCCCGTACGGCGAGTTCGCCTCCATGTTTCTCGATGGACTGTCCATCAAGAATCCCCTGCTGTTCCAGCGGCGCATCCAGGGGTTGGTCTCGTACTTCAAGGGCGCAGATGAGCGCATGCTGCCTCGGCGGGTGGAGGATGAGAAAATGCTGGAAAAGGTCCCGATGTCCGAGGAGCAGTTCACGCATTACCTGCAGCAGCGCTGGGTAGAGCTGAAGATGGATTCGCAAAAGGGCAAGAAGTCCATGGACGAGAACCTGGGCAGCTACCGCGTCTTGTCAAGGTTGGCGTGTAACTACGCCGTGCCCGGAGACTTGCGCGTGACATCTGGAGAGGAGCTGTCGGAAGACAAGGTGGCTGACAAGCCTGAGGTTCTAGCCAAGCTGAAGGCGAATCCAGACAAGTATTTGTCGGAGAAGGCACTGGCATCCTTGAGCCCAAAGTTCCTGAAAGTCTTGAAGAACATTCAAGAGTCCATTGGGGCTGACAATCGCAATCAGTTCGTTTACTCGCAGTACCGCGAGCTGGAAGGATTGGGCGTGTTCTCGGCTGTTCTGGAAGCCAATGGGTGGCAGGTGTACAAGATTGTCAAGACCAACGGTCAGTGGGTGGAGGGTGAGATGGACCCCGCCAAGCCTGCATACACGTTCTACACGGGTCAGGAGTCAGCCGAGGAGCGCGAGCTGACACGCCAGATCTTCAATGGCAAGTACGAATCGTCCTTTCCTGCGTCCCTGAAGACGAGTGTGGAATCCCGCGGAAAGAAGTTATTGTGCCTGCTGATGGCATCGTCCTCCGGCGCAGAAGGCATTACGCTTGCCAATGTGCGCCATGTCCACATTCTGGAGCCGCACTGGACTCCTGCGCGTCACGATCAGGTCATTGGTCGGGCTATCCGTATTTGCTCCCACGCAACGCTCCCTGCAGAAGAGAGGACAGTGCGTATTAGCTTTTACGTGGCAGTGTTCACGGACAAGCAATCCAAGTCCAACGAGTTTCCGAACATCACGCCGATTCGTCGTGCCGATACAGCCATGAAGCGGTATGAGGGCGGTGGACCCGTAGAGACGTTCATGTCGGCTGACGAGTATCTCTACGAGATTTCGTTTGAGAAGAACCAGGTGAACCAGAAGATTGGAACCCTGCTGAAGCAAGCCGCAGTGGATTGCGAGATTCACCGCAAACTCCACGCCAAGGAGAAGCCGGTGATTTCGTGTATGCGCTTTGACAGCACCATTACAGGTGAAGATTTGGCGTTCAAGCCATCAGTGAAGTCTGAGGACCTAGACGCCACATACCTGCGAAACATGGAGCGCAAGTCGCGGAGGCTCCAGCGCGTCGTCATCAAGGGCATTCTGTTCCTGATTGATCCAATGACCGCAGAGGTGTTTGACGGAATTGCCTTTGACGACAACCACCGTCTGATTCCTGTTGGACGCAAGATCTCGGACACACAGATTCGGTGGGTGCTTGAAGGCAGACCGACTTACGAGGCGAGGTGAAGGTCCTCCAGCCACCCGTCGCAAATCTTCGTCCAGCTCTTGAAGGGAAACGACCGCACAGCTGCCTTGCGTGTATCCAGTGTCTCGACCATCTCGGACATCTTCGCGGCGAGCACGTCGGGGTCAAAGACAGGTGCAGAGAATCCGAGCGGCATAGAGCCTGCAAAGTACTGGATACCTGACGGTGGAACAAACACAGTCACATCGTCACTCAAAAACGACCGGTAGCTACCCACGTCCGTCACCAGCTGCGGCGCGCCCGTGTACAGGTGCTCCAACTGACACAGACCGAATCCCTCTCCGTCCGATGTATTGATACCAATGTCGGTCATATTGTAGATCTCGTTAATCTGCCCATCCGACAGGGTGTTCGGAGGTGCTGTGTCTACGATCATGAGTCGGTTGGCAAACGCCTCTGGAGTCAGACCCGCGCGCTTCAGCTCGGCTATGTAGATGCGCTGGAGGTCGTAGAACGCACCGTGCTGGGGGTTCATGGCTGTGGCAACCATAAGGTGCACGGGCTCCTTCGTCATGGTCAGCAGCTTTACGAACCCCATAACCATCAGGTCCAGGCGCTTGCGCTGGCTGTTGCGATTGGCATTGAGGAACACGATTGCATCGGTAGGAATCTTCAGTCCACGACGAAGAGCCATTCGCTGCTCGCGGGGCATGCACGTAAACTCAGTCGCATCAATCCCGTGCTCAATGACACTCGGCACCTTGGACTCGGGGGAATACGACGCATACGTGTCCGCCCACGACTGCGTGAAACAATAGACGCGGTCCGCCTGCTTGTTCATGAGGTCAACCAGCGGCTGGGCAATTCCGTGGTACACCTGATCTACGTAAAGCCACAGCTTGAAGGGTGAAGTAGCCTTGTCATACTTCATTGCCTCGATAAACTTGCAGATGATGAGCGGGTCATTGTAGATCATGACCACGTCAGGGCGCACCATGTCTAGGTACTCGGCAATCTTGTTGAATCCGAAGCCCTCCTCGCGCGGATCCTCGTTCGACGCGGCATCGTACCCTACGATTCCATCTGGGAGCTTTCGGACATTCTTGCGGTCAGGATGGCGCTGGAATCCAAAGTGGAACGTCTTGACCTTCGGGGACAACGACGCAACTTGGCGGAGGAGGTTGTAGGCTACCTTGGCGTACCCAGTGGTCTGATCTACGTGCGTGCTGACGAGAACGAAGCGCATTGTATCAATTCTCTCCGCTCTGTATAAATAGAATGCAAGTCAACTCTGCTCAGGATTACCTGACGCGTATCAAGCGGCAGGTGATTGCCAAGACATACACGGCTAACCCGCCGTTCGGCAAGAACAAGGTTGCGTCCACGTACCTGAGTCTGAAGGCGAACAATGCCACGCAGTACCAGTTGAATGTTGCAGCCGCGTGCCGTGGGAACAATACGTGCAGCGGATTGGGTGAGACCAATACATCCCACTGCTGTTCGCAGAGTGGTGTTCTCTATTAAACAATGATGTTCCTTAACTACAAATGCCTGGTGCGCTTCTCCAGTTGGTGGGCGTTGGGGCTCAGAACGAGTTGATTAACGGCAACCCGTCCATGACCCACTTTCGTAGCACCTACAAGCGCCACACGAACTTTGCCATGGAGCATATTCGTGTGGACTTTTCGTCTTCCAACCTCAATTTTGACGTAGCCCAGACACGGAAGTTGTCAGCCCGTATCGACCGCTACGCCCAGTTGCTCAATGACTGTTACATGGTCTTGACGCTTCCCGATATCTGGTCTCCGTTGGTTCCGCTGACGGCGGCTCCGCCTACTGGGTACGATAGTCGGTGCACAGCCATTGGCTACGAGTTTCAGTGGGTTTCAAACATCGGGTACAATCTGATTGACTACATTGAACTCACAATGAATGGACAGGTTATTCAGACGATTCCTGGCGAGTGGCTGAAGCTGTACTCCCACTTGACGTTCAATGGAACCAAGTTGTCAACCGTCAACCAAATGGTAGGTAACGTGCCCGAGATGTACGACCCCGCGAACGCATTTGACCGACAGGGACAGTATCCCCACGCAGTCTCGTACGCCACCCCTGCGCGTGACGCGAGTGGAAACCTGATTTTCCCAGGCGCGACTATTCCCGAGCCGTCCATTCGCTCGCGCCAGCTGGTCGTGCCCCTCCATTTCTGGTTCTGCGAATCTGTGGGCTCTGCGCTGCCGCTGGTGTCGCTTCAGAACACCGAGGTCTACATCAACGTCGTGCTCCGCCCCCTGAACTATCTGTATACGGTGATTGATGTTGTCTCCACCTCTCCCACGTATGGACAACGTATCCGTCCAACGGGATCGTATCCGTTGGGGCTGTTCTTGACACCCTCACTGCCGAACGGATCGCCCACGAATGCGGGCGTCACGAACTTCAATCCAGATCCGTACTTGGAGTGCAACTTCTTCTACTTGACCGAGCAGGAGATGGAACAGCTCGCGGTTGCCGACCAGAGCTACATGCTGAAGGAAATCAGCTTCGTGGGGTCGGAGGGACAATATGGACCAAATACGGATTTGCTCCTCCCCATGCGGAACTTGGTGTCGCGTGTTACGTGGGTGGCGATGCGATCGGACAGCATCGCGACCAATGCGTGGGACAACTACACGAACTGGCCCAATCCCAACCGGGCACCCTGGAGTGCGAACACGTCCGATGTGGCGACCAGTTTGTACGCATCTGGACAACAGCAGGTGACCTCCGTGTTCCCTAGGGACATTGTGATTGACGGCACCCTATTGTTTGACGGCAATGAGCGCCTCCAAGTCAAGCCGTCGGACTACTACTCACTGTTGGAAACATACCGCTTTGCGAGTGGCACAACGCCCAGTCAGCTTCCGGGTGTCTACATGTATTCGTTTGCACTGAACAATGACGAGTACCAACCGTCAGGAGCCGCAAACGGAAGCAAGGTCAACAAACCTGTACTGCGTTTAACCCTGCAGCAACCCCTACCGGCTACGAACCAGATTTTCCAGTTTGTAGGCGTGGGCGGTATCTCGGGAACTACGCTAACACTCACATCAGGTGGTCCGTTCGTGGTTGGCGCTATTCTATCCGGTATAGGAGTGACTCCAGGAACCACCGTCACGGCAGTCAATGGATCCACATACACGGTGACTCCCTCACAGACTGTCCCCCCGGGAACTGTGATTATCGCGACACTCCCCGCGCCCACCACCACAACCGTGTGCGTATTGAAGTCAACAGCCCTGAGCACAAATCCAGTCATCATTCCACCTGGACAACTGTCACTCTACACACCCGACCAGGTCTTGACCATTGTACAGAACACGAACAATGCCACAGTGGTGTTTGCGTATACATACACCGTGAACGCATATGTAGAGTCTTACAACTACCTGCGTGTCGTGAGCGGGTTGGCTAATCTTGTGTTTGCTTCTTAACAATATGAGCAACCCTCCTCCCGTGAAGGTAAGCCCTAGACCAACAAGGCGGGACGTGAATGAGAACATTGGTAACGTAGGGATCGCCACCGTGCCACTGTCGACAATCCCGCAGCCGCCGACGTACTCGTTTCCTTCTGTAGAGACTCGGAATCTGCGGCTCGTGGCTGCAACCTTTGTCTATGGACAGCAAAGTGTGGACTCCATCAAGTACATCAAGCCCCACATTTCCTACGGATATGTCGAGTATCCCATGAAGTCCCTGCTCGCTGACCTGAAGGATGCAAATGCGATTACAGATGTTGACAATGCAGACGCACTCAGACTTCATCCTCCAAAGTTGTTCGTCAAGTACATTGACCCCGAGGGGTACCATTCACTGGAGTTCGGAATGGAGGACATTATCATTTTGGGGAAACTGAGTGCGTGGGGTCTGTTTCTGAAGAAGCCAGGGGAGTTGAGCTGGGCGGCTGCTCTGACTGCAGGTCGTATCCAGTTCTGGTTGGCAGTGGCGGTGTTTTGGGTCTTGATGATTGTGTGGGCGTACAAGATGTGGGCACATATGGGCGACATGGGACTGACATTCACGAATGCGACATCTGAGAAATTTGGTGACTACGGAATGTTCTTTGCTAGATTCGCAGGACTGCTTGCTCCGTTTGGACTCACAAAGTACGTCATGGCATTTATTGCCGCATTGGCTCCCGTCTGGTCCTTCTGTATCCAGTTGGCACTCTGGTACTTTGTGGACAGCCGGCTGACAAGCAGGCTTGGACCCGGACCACCGCTCACGCTTCCGAACTTGCCGTCCATGCCGAAGTTTCCGTCCATGGGCGCGGCGGCAGGATCAGCACCGCAGGTTTCGGATGCCCAACTTGATCAGGGAATTGCCACCGCTCGTACCATGCCTGGTGCCGCTGGAATGGCTGCACGACTCCTACCCAAATCCTTAATTCGCAGCTTTGTATAATGCTCGACGGTATCTGGTTCGCGGCGGGCGTTACGTTTGGGCTGTTGCTGTCATCCGTTGTCATTCCGCCTCGTCGTACAGTCTCCAAGGTCCCTGATCCGATGGATGAGAAGGTGGTGTACCACACGGACACGGGATGCGTCCACATAGAAGCCACGGAAGTTCCATGTACGTCCGAGACAGACTCCTTCAACTTACTTGCCTCTCTTAAGAAGTAAGGGAATGTTGAACATCACGTCCGCAATCGAACGGGCTAAGCCGTTCTTTTCCTTTATTGTCGGTCTGGGATTGGCGGCGCTGCTGTTTCATCGCGACTTTGTGACCCACTATACCTTGGCACTGCCACTGGACGATCTGCGCACCAAGACGAATCGGGTGAACGGCAAGTGCTATCGCTACCGCGTGGAAGACGCGGCGTGTGAAAAGATGCCTTCAGTATAAACAATGGACAGTGACTCGACCTCCTTGGATGCCCTGCTTCCTTCGCCGCAAGGCAATCAGTCCGCCCCGCCGCTGATCCCCATGCCGTCAACTGAGCAGACGACACAGGGGTCAATGATTCCGTCCTTCAAGCCGACCCTGCCCCAAATGGGATTCATGTTCCGCAACCTGAAGCTATACTTTTGCTTCTTTGTGGCTGCAGCCATCATTTCCCTGTCCACACCGCGAAATATGCTCCTTCAGTACCTGCCGTCCATGTACACCAGTGGCGGTGTGGTCTCGTGGCAGGGCGCAGGTGTCTTGGGTGCCGCCGCGGTCGTGATTGCCCATCTGTTGTCCGTGTTCCTCGGTAGTGTGGGGATTTAAGAGGCTCGAGGGTGAATAAGCAATGAGCGCGCCTGCATGGGTCTATCCCAACATCTGCTTGGGCGCGGGCGCATCGTTAACGCCGTTCTTTGTCGTCACCAATCGGATAACCCACGTTATCAACTGTGCATACAGTGAGAATTCACCCGCGTGGTTTCGGCAGTCGCATCCAACTTGTTATGCTCAGTTGGACGCTCACGACTCCACCCAAGTGAAGATATTGGACTGGTACCCTGCTTTTGAAACCGCAATGCGGACCTTTCTGCGAGCCCCAAATGCCGTGGTTTTTGTCCACTGTCAGGCGGGCATCAACCGCTCAGCCTTCTTGCTGCTCTACTTCATGTGCAAAAACTTTGGATTGGACTTCCCGACATTGCTGTCCGCGGTTCGCAAGCAGAGACCACAGATTTGCCAGAACCCTGCCTTTATGGAGGAAGTCATGGCGGCGTTGAAGGTGCCGACGCCCCCGAAGGCATCTACATAAACAGCCACAATAGACACCATGGATGTATTCAAGGTGAGGCGGACACGGGAAACGGGATCGGCGTCCATCGGGACGCTCGATTCGGTTCACCAGGATATTGTCCAGGGACTGAGGGAAACCCAGTCCAAGGCAGACGCAGAGGCGGAATTGGCTGGTTTACGAGAGAAAATTGCGGCTGTTCACGGGTCCAATGAGATTGGAGACGTGATCCAGTGTTCGCAGTGGGAAGCCCGCGTGAAGGAGTTGGAGGCAGAGGCTGTGCAAGCTGATCCGGTCCAGGAGTATTACCTGAAGAACATGGACATTCTGATGGGCTATTACAATCGCGAGTCTGGGGGCACGTCGGCGACAACCGTTGCGCCCAAGGATGCCCATACGTTCTTGAAGTACTTTGCGACGGCAGCGTCCACGGACACCGGGTCCACGAGAAAGCAGATGTTTGACGAGTATGCAGCCCGCATGAAGCTGGGTGCGGTCCCCGAAGCCACGCAGCAGCAGACGGAACATTGTGCCCAGTGCAATGTGGCGCGTGAGGAGATTTCCTCCGAGGGCATTTTGGTGTGCCCGAAGTGCGGGTCCGAAGAATACTCGCTCGTGGTGTCGGATTTCCAGTCGTTCCGTGACCCGCCCAAGGAGCGGAACAATTACGCCTACAAGAAGATCAACCACCTCAACGAAATCCTGAACCAGTTTCAAGCCAAGGAATCCACCATGATCCCCGAGGAGGTGATGAACGAGGTGGTGCTGGAAATCCGTAAACGTCGGATTGACAATATTGCCGACCTGACGGAAAAGGAGATTCGCGAGATTCTGAAGAAGCTGGGGAGGTCCAAGTATTACGAGCACGCGGCTCACATTCTGTCGCGCTTGAACGGCAATCCACCGCCCACCATCACACCGGAGATTGAGGAGAAGATCCGCGCCATGTTCCAAGAGATTCAGGCGCCGTTCCTGCTGTACTGTCCCAACGACCGCACGAACTTTTTGTCGTACTCGTACATCCTGTACAAGTTCTTCGAGCTGCTGGACTTGGACGAGTACAAGGTCTACTTTCCGCTGCTCAAGTCCCGTGACCGCCTGATTGCTCATGACCACATCTGGCAGAAGATCTGCGACTACCTGCATTGGGAGTTTATTCGCAGCGTTTAGATAAATGAGTGTAGTTGAAGGCTATATACTCAGTCAGTGGCACCAAGGCACTGGCGAAGCCGACCCTGACGGGGTTTTCTGGCAAGCCGCCACCCCGAACAACAAAAAGGAGATTGAAAAAATGCAGGAACGCGACAGACTGCGTGCAATTGTGGAATACGGCGGAGACGTGGACAAGGCATATAGCGAAATTGTTGAACTCCTGAAGCAAAAATACGGAAAAGACAAAATTGATTCAAGCGAAGTTGGTATGTGTATCGCGGGAAATGGTATTCAAACTCTACCGATATCTAACGCGCGCCGAGGTCCGTCCGCAAGCAAACAGCTTCCGAAGATATCGTCTGTTTACGGTGCGATACAACCGAATATCCTTCAGCACTTCGACGGTAAAGTACACGTGTCTCAGACACCGTGGATGAGAATGTCACAGCTATTCGCTATGGAAGCATGTGCTGGCGGACCGTGGCCAAAGTCTTGGTTAATAAAGAATAACCACGGTATCGACGAACTTGGAGACGGTCCAAGCCCGAGCGCTGGTCGTCGTCGTAAGACACGCAAGACCAAACGCCGCTCTCGCAAAACTCGTCATTCAACGAAGAAGGGAAAGCATCGCAGGGTCTGAGGTTACTTCGTCGTTGCCCGGGTGGGAAAAATTGAACATCTCTCCGTCGGCATACATCCAGTGCGT